ATAGAGAACGGATACCAATCAGTTAGTCTATTGGACGTGAAGATAATTAAGGATGACTATACTCACGAGGTTGACTTACTTAATACAAGTAAGCGATACTATCAGAGACTAACAGATATCGAGTTCAATGCCTTCAAAGAAAATGGTTGGAGATACGGAGTTTATGTAGTAACTTTGTCGAACTATCGTTCAAAACTTGATAAGGTTGAGAAGTCAATCAGAGATGAGGTCAATGGTAAGGGTAGTGAGAAAACAATTAAACAATTAAAGGAGAGGAGAGAATCCTTTCTATCAGAGTACAATAAATTAAAAAACAAATTAAATGAGCAAACCGAGTTATGAAGTCTTGTCAGCTATAAGCGTTAAGGACAAGGTAGAAAGAAAAGGTAGAATGGATTACCTATCGTGGGCAAATGCGTGGCATATGCTTAAGCAACAATATCCATCAGCACAACGTATCGTATACGAAGACCCGGCAACGGGATGGAACTACTTCTCTGATGGCAAGAGCTGTTGGGTGAAGGTTGGTGTCTTGATTGAAGATGTAGAACACATCGACTATCTACCTGTTATGGATTTTAGAAACAAAGCCATATCAGTAGATGATGTTACATCAATGGATGTAAACAAAACTATTCAGCGTTCAACAACTAAAGCTATTGCAATGCACGGATTAGGTCTGTCGCTTTGGAAGGGCGAGGATGTCCCCGAGATGGTAACTAAAGCAGAGCCTGTAAAGAAGTTAGGTCTGAAGGTTGATGATGCTAATTGGGATAAGGTTAAGCGATATGTATTGCAGAATAAAGGTAGCTTAAATATAGATGAGATTGTTGTCAATCTATCTAAAAAGTATACCATCAATGCAACTACCAAGAAAGAACTTCAAAAGCTACTTAAGTAATGGATGTTATTGAAATGCTAAGGGATGACACCAACTACTATGGTGACTTCGGTAAGCAGTACCTATCTAATTCAGATATAGGTACGCTACTAAAAGACCCGAGTAGGTATGGTGTCAGCATACCCGACAATCAGAACTTTGCTAAAGGTAGATACTTTCATCAGTTAATACTTGAGCCAAGTAAAGCAGAGCAGGTAAAGTATGTGACTTCAAGTACACGCACAACAAAGGTGTATAAGCAGTATTGCGAAGATAATGACCTGCCATATGCACTACTTGAGAGTGAGGTCGAAGAGATACAAAGATTAGTTACAAAGATGCTGAGCAACTATACATTCTTTGATGATATCAGAAACGAGGACAACGAGTACGAAGTACCTGCTGTTGGAGATATCAAGGGAGAGATGTGGAAAGGTAAGGCAGATATTGTACATCCTGATATGCTCATTGATTTGAAGACCACATCTAATATAGATGACTTCAAGTGGAGTGCAAGGAAGTATAACTACGATAGCCAAGCGTACATATACCAATCATTATTTGGTAAGCCATTAGTATTCTACGCAATAGAGAAAGGTACAGGTAGGTTAGGTATATACAGACCTACTGAAGATTTTCTTAAACGTGGAGAAGAGAAGGTGATTCAAGCCATAGATATATACAGAAAGTTTTTTGCAGACAATGCAAGTGAAAATATTAACGACTACTATATAGAGGAGGAGTTAATTTAATTATGATAAGGTGGGTTCGTACTTCCCAATCGTACCACACCTAAATTAATTGGGATAAATTTTATATATAATTATTATGTCAAACGAGACAATTTTTGCAGATGGATTCATCTTCAAGAGAAAAGAGAACGCACCTGAATTTGTAGTAGGGTCGCAGTCAATCAAAGTAGAAGAGGCAATTGCATTTCTACAAGCTAACCAAAAAAATGGATGGGTAAACCTAGACATCAAGCAGAGTAAAGGTGGTAAATATTACTGCCAACTTGATACTTGGCAACCTAAACCAAAGAAAGATGTGACCGAAATAGTCACTGAAAAGTCAGAGGGATTACCATTTTAACTAAAGCTAAATCGCAGATAATAAGGGAGTTATAAAGACTCCCTTTTATTTGCACCTTAAAATGACCATTTTTTTCCCTATACTACTACTACTACTACTATATATATATTATTTTTTTATTCTAAAAATTAATGGTATAAAACGGTCAAACGGTCAAAGTCATTGATAATTAACAATTTAAACGTCACAAAACAGTCACTTTTATGTCACACAACGTCACTATATTTAAAAACATTAAAGAAACACAGACACCATTTCATTTACCTATTGGTGTTATACTTGATAGAATCAAGAACGGTAAGAGTAAGGAACTCGTAAAGTCTATAAGGTCTGAGAAGGATAAGAACAAAAGAGCCGAACTAAAGCAACAGTTACCTGCTATATGCTTTAGTGGTACATTTAATAAAAGAAACGATAAGTCGATATTAGAACATAGTGGTATCATATGCTTAGACTTTGATGATTATGAGAAGAAGACCATAATGAAGGAGCATAAAGATAAGATTGCAAAAGACAAGTATGTATACTCTGTATTTGTATCTCCATCAGGAAATGGTCTTAAGGTATTAGTTAAGATACCTGCTGATATAGATAACCACATTAGCTACTTCAATTCACTTGAAGAGTATTTCGATTCAACATACTTTGATAAGACATCAAAGAATATTAGCAGAGTTTGTTATGAGTCTTGGGATAACCTAATTCATATCAATGAAGATTCTGAGGTGTACGACAAGGTAAAGGAGAAGGATTATGTTGAGGTTGATATATTATCTAACATAGCTACACTACCAATAACAGATGAGAATAAGATTGTAGAAATACTTGTTAAGTGGTGGGAGAAAAAGTTTCCAATGCACGAGGGTATGCGAAACCAAAATGCATACACATTAGCAATGGCATTCAATGAGTATGGTATTAACAAGTCTTTAGCTTCATATGTACTAAACAGATATGAACAGGAAGACTTTACTCTAAAAGAGATACAAACTACCATTGATGGTGCATATAGCAATACCAATAAGTTTAGAACAAAGTTCTATGAGGATGAGTCTGCAATTAACATTGTAAGGATGAAGGTTAAGAATGGAGCGAGTAAAAAAGAAATCATTGAAGAGTTAGATAGTAATAATAAATCATATCCTGAATGTGATATTGAGTCAGTTATTGAGCGTGTAGACAATGAAGGTCCAAATGTAAAATTTTGGTCTAAGAGTGAGAAGGGTGTAGTTAGAAACATACCTGTATTGTTTAAGCAGTTTCTTGAGGATAATGGATTCTATAAGTATTCACCTGAGGGAACAACTAACTTTGTATTTGTAAGAGTTATTGAGAATTTAGTAGACCACACATCAGACAAGGAGATAAAAGACTTTATATTGAATTATCTTATAGAGCTTGACGATATGTCGGTTTATAATTACTATGCAGATAGAACAAGTTTATTTAAGGAAGACTTTCTTACGTTACTATCGACTATTGATATTCATTTTGTTAGAGATACAAAAGATACATCATTCCTTTACTACAATAATTGTGCAGTAAAAGTTACCACAAATGATATTGATATAATTAAGTATGTTGATTTAGATGGATACGTTTGGAAGGACCACGTAATAGACAGGACATTTAGAATGTGTCGTAATTACGATTGTGATTATAAAACATTTATATCAAGGATATGTGGTGGCAGTCAAGATAGGATTGATACCGTAGAATCAACAATTGGTTTTATGCTACACGGATATAAAAATCTATCCTCTTGCCCGGCAATCATATTAAACGATGAGGTTGCTAGTGAGAATCCTGAAGGTGGTACGGGTAAAGGAATATTTATTAATGCATTAGCCCATATGAAAAAGCTAGTAGTGATTGATGGTAAGGCATTCAACTTTGAGAAGTCGTTCCCATATCAGACCGTATCAGTTGATACGCAACTGCTATGCTTTGATGATGTGAAACGTAACTTTGATTTTGAAAGATTATTTAGTGTAATTACTGAGGGTTTAACATTGGAGAAGAAAAACAAGGATGCAATCAAGATACCATACACTCGTTCACCGAAGGTAGCAATCACAACCAACTATGCGATACGAGGAACAGGTAATTCATTTGCAAGACGTAAGTTTGAGATTGAATTACATCCACACTATAGTAAGCAGTATACACCATTTGATGAGTTTAAGAGACATCTATTTAATGATTGGGATTCAGATGAGTGGTGCTTATTTGATAGCTATATGGTTAACTGCCTGAGCAGTTATATGAGAACAGGTCTGATTGAGAGTGAGCTTGTTAATGGAAAGTATAAAGCCTTTATATTGGAAACATCAGAAGACTTTGTAGAGTGGTGTGGAGTGAAGTCAGGAGAAAAGAATCACTTATTACCTGTTGAAGAAAAAATACATCTTAACAGATTGTATATTGAATTTTGTGATGACTACCCGGACTATGGTAAGACAGGCAGTATAAAGCTAAGTAGAACAAAGTTCAATCAATATGTAAGAGCATACGCAAAATATTCGACAGGAAATGATGTTAGGCAAGGTAAAGATGCATTGGGTAAATGGTATATGATTAAGTTATGAAAGGACTATATAAAGTAACAGCACAGAAAGGAAGAAAGACCATATCCTCTGAAGTCTACGGAGATTCGGAGGATACGGATTCTTTGTTTGCTAGACTAATGAATAGACATAAGATTGTACATTCACAGAGACCTTTGTTTAAGTTAATTGAAATAAAGTTAAACAAGGATATGACTGAATCAAGTTTTAAATTCAGAGATTATCAGAGAACTATCATCTCTCAGGGGGTGGATGTACTGAAGTATAAGCGTTTTTTATATTTAGCTATGGAGGTTCGCACAGGCAAGACCTTAACGAGTCTTGGTATTGCTGATGAGATGCGTGTAGGGAATGTCTTGTTCTTAACTAAGAAGAAGGCAATTAGCACTATCGAGTCTGATTACGCAATGCTTAATCCTAATTACAACCTAGTAGTTACGAACTACGAGAGTATACACAAGCTACCACAAGATATGTGGGATTTTATTGTGTGTGATGAGGCACATAGTATGGGTGCGTTCCCTAAGCCAAGTAAACGTGCCAAGCAGGTGCGTGAGCTGATAGCTAAGAATAATCCTTATGTTATACTGATGTCAGGAACACCGACACCTGAATCATTCAGTCAGATGTATCATCAGGTATATGGTATACCAAATAATCCATTCAAGCAGTATAAGAACTTCTATAGGTTCTGTGATGACTATGTCAAGGTTACTGAAAAGAAAATCAATGGACTAACAATCAGAGATTATTCTAATGGTAATCAGAGCATCATTAATGTAATGAAGGCATACACAATTAGTTACTCTCAGAAGGAGGCAGGTTTCAAGGTTGATACCCGGGAACATAAGCTGTATGTAAAGATGTCTGATATGACATATAACATAGCTAAGAAACTGAAGAAGGATTTAGTGGTTGAGGGTAAGGACGAAGTAATACTTGGAGACACTAGTGTAAAGCTAATGACTAAGCTGCATCAGATATACTCAGGCACGGTTAAGTTTGAATCAGGCAACTCAACGATACTTGATTTAAGTAAAGCAGAGTTCATACACGAGAACTTTGGAGATAGTAAGATTGGTATCTTCTACAAGTTTAAAGAGGAGTTTAACGCACTTAAAAAGGTTTATGGTGATAATCTATGCACAGAGCTAGATGAGTTCAATACAACGTCTAAAACCATAGCCCTACAGATTCAATCAGGTAGAGAAGGTATTAGTCTCCGCAAAGCTGAGGCATTGGTGTACTACAATATTGATTATAGTGCGACAAGCTATTGGCAGAGCAGAGACAGAATGACAACTAAAGATAGATTAGAAAGTGATGTGTATTGGGTATTCGCTGAGAAAGGCATTGAAGATAAGATATACAAAGCTGTTTCTAATAAAAAAGATTACACAGTAAAACATTTCAAAAAAGATTTATTAAATTTATAATATGAAATGGGTAAAAATAATTGCACTACAAGATATATCTAAACATTTAGATGAAGAGATAAAAAAATCAAATTTAGATAGAAGATATATAGTATATCCTACAAATATTGATACAAAAGAAAATAGAAAGTTAAACAAGGAGTTAGGTATTAAGTCAATAAATCAAATGGGAAATACAAACGGATTTAAAAAAAAGATTTATTAAGTTTATAAAATTATGTACAAAATAATAGAAAAAGAAGAAATATTTAAAGATATCCCCGGTTACGATGGAGTCTATCAGGTAAGCAACTACGGGACTGTAAAGAGCCTGAAGTACGGGAAAGAAAGAATAAGAAAGCCTAGTTTTAATAACCACGGCTATCTAATAGTCGGTTTACATAAAGACGGCAAAAAGAAAACATATGGAGTACACGTTGCAGTCGCTATGGCATTCCTAGAGCACGAGCCTGACGGGATGAATTCTGTGGTGGACCATATAGACAACAATCGTTTAAACAATCACGTATTTAATTTGCAAATCATATCTAATCGTGAGAACTCTTCACGTGGCAAAACAGACTGCGGTGTGCATTGGTTAAAACGAGATAATAAATGGCGGGCTCAGATTAAGATAGGAGACAAAATAGTTCACTTAGGAAGTTTCATATACAAGCAGGATGGGCTTAATATGTATCAAAAAGCATTAGAGAATATGCATTTATTTGACGGAGACAATAAAGAATTCAGAAATATGTTAACTTTGTAGTAATGAAAAGCAAAAGAAACTCTCGTGCCGGCAAGCATCCATCATATGATAAAAAAAATATGTCTGATGAACAAATCAAACGTAAAAGAGCATATGATAAGAAGTATAATGCCACTAAGAGACGCAAGAAGTATCGTGCTAAGCTAAATGCTGCTAATAAAAAAGCAGGGACATATGGCAATGGTGACGGTATGGATATGAGTCACACGAAGAGTGGACGCTTAGTTAAAGAAAGACGAAGCCGTAACCGTGCTAGAAACGGTCAGAACGGTAAGTCGACAAAGAAATGACAGAACAGCAGATACAGAAGAAGAGGATAAAAGAATTAGAAGAGCAAGGATATTACGTTCTTAAGTTAGTTAAGACGAATAAAAATGGAATCCCCGATGTATTAGCAATACCCCCTGACGCTGCTGTCATCTTTAGCGAAATCAAAACCAAGACAGGTAAGCTGTCAAAATTACAAGAGTATAGACTTAAAGAACTTAGTATCTTCGGATTTAAAACCGAGGTATATAGAGGTGAATAATTAAATAATAATATGAATAATCAAACAGACAACCACCATCCACTTAACAAACAATTTTGGGAGTATGGTCAGAACTTTTGTGTAGATTGCTTAAGGTCAGGAGACCTTGTGTTAGACTCTACACACAGCACAGAGGTTTTGTGTAAAGAATGCAAGGCAAAACGTGAGGCATAAAAAAAGCCCTCATTGAGGGCTTTTAATAAGTAAGTTATGAAAACATTCCTTCCAAAGAATAGTACGAAATTAAATTAAATAAATTAAACAAACAAATGGAATTAGTAAAAGATGTAGATACGGAATACAAAGATTATTTGCGTATCAGAAATGTTTTAAAAAAAGGGTACAGTCATCCCGGAATTATATCGTCTCTTTGTAAAAAGCATTGGAAAGATGCCGAAAAAATAAAAAATGTAAGAGAAAAACTAGAACATCTCGTTGAGTGGGGTCAAGTTGAAAAGATTGAAATAGAGAAAAGTATTGGCGTGGACTTTGGAGTAATTAAAAAATATAAGTATATACTAAAAGAAAACCCGCCATCCTTATATTCATCTCTAGGTGTAGATAGTGTTGTTGGGTGGCAAAAAATAGGAAGTATGAAAGGCAGAATAAAGTTTGATAAACTTCTTAATATATTATCTAGCTTTTACTCTCAGCCTATAGACAAAATAAAATCTACATCAAGAAAAAGAGAACTTGTAGTGCCTAGACAAATGTTTTGCTATATAACAAAGTTTAATATGCCAAACGTAACATTAAAAGAAATAGGTAAGTATCTAGGTAATCGAGACCACTCTACAATTATACACGGTATAAGAACAGCAGGAGATTTAATAGAAACAGATAAGCAATTTAGAGAGGAATACAAGAGATTAGAATCTTATATTTTATCAAAATTGTAAAAAAAAATTAGTATAATTAAAATATATTATTTAGATTTGAAACCTCAGGGATGAAACTATCTGCATACGAAAAAGAGAGATTGTCTCACATCAATTACAAGATGGGAGTTATTCACGACTATGTAGATGACGTTTATGAGCTTCTAATCGACAGAGAGTTTGATGAATTGAGTGCGGTGCTTGTCGAGTTAATCGAGGAGTTAAGAGAAATTCAATTATCAATTACCGATGAATTATAAAGATTTTAGACCAAGACTAAAAGGCAACAAGAAAGATGCCTATCTAAACCTAACTAAAAACGAAAAACGTATACTTGTTATAGGTGACCTTCACGCACCATTTACCCTTGACGGGTACTTTGAGTTCTGTAAGGAAACATATGCCAAGTATAATTGCAATCAAGTAATATTTATTGGTGACATCATCGACAACCACTACTCATCCTTCCATACGACCGACCCGGATGGTATGGGTGGTGGCGATGAGCTTGATTATGCGATTGAAGAGATTGCTAAGTGGCGTAATGAGTTTCCGAAAGCAGATGTGTGTATTGGAAACCACGATAGGATAATAATGCGTAAGGCATTTGATTCTCAGATTCCTTCACGTTGGATTAAAGATTACAACGAAGTCCTTGGAACTAATTGGAATTGGGTTGAGCAAGTAGTCTACGATGGTGTACAATACGTTCACGGAGAGGGAGGAACAGCCCGGACTAAATCTAAGAATGATATGATGTCAACCGTACAGGGTCATATCCATACGCAAGCATATACTGAATGGAATGTAGGTAAGAACTTCAAGATATTCGGAATGCAGGTAGGATGTGGTGTTGATGGCAAGTCATACGCAGCAGCGTATGCTAAGAACTTCAAGAAGCAAGCGATAGGATGTGGTGTGGTATTCGGTGGACATACAGCAATAAATTGTATGATGGAGTTATGAGTTTAATAAGAAACAGTAATCAAGTAAAACAAGCTATAGATTTTACAGGTGTTCAAAATGGTAAAATACATCCATCAGATATAGATGCAGTTCTAGAGTTTGACAATGAGGCTTTAATACTTATAGAAGTAAAGAGAGAAAATAACGACATACCTATAGGTCAAAGACTTTTATTAGAAAGGATTTGTGATTCTTGGAGAACAGATAAGTCTATAGTTTTGAAAGTAGTTCATAGTTATAAAAAAGACTCATCAGACATACCTTTAGATATATGTATGGTTGAAAGCTGTTATTATAATAAAAAGTGGATTGATAAAAAATCAACATTAATAGATGCCTTAAATAATATAGGCATTAAGTGGAATATTAAAAAATTAAAATTTTAAATGGCAACATACGATGATAAACTAAGAACACTAGAAGTACTCAGAGATTCTGATGCGATGATAGTTACAGGATTTGGAGCTGCTCTAATGGGTTATTGTGACTTCAGAGGCAATCTAGTAGCAGCTTATGATATAGATAAGTGTATAGACATTATTGCACAAGATATGGAGTATGAGGATGCTATAGATTATTTTTACTTCAACATACACGGTGCGTATGTAGGAGAGAGTTCACCAATATTTATAAGATTAGACCACAACATATGAGCAAAGGACCAAACTATGAAGAATTTATAATAGCTACACTAATTAATTTAGCTATAGTTTTGTTCGTCTTGAAGTTAATCTTGTAATCTTCTTAGGCTTGAAGATGTTCTTCATCTTCTTAGGCTTAACCCTTGCAGGTAGATTCTTCGAGTCGTACTCCTTTTCCCACTTTGCTGCAATCTCAGGGAGGTTCTTGTGCATATATCGTCTCTGTGCTTCGCTTTTAAATGGCATAATTATTTATCTTTATTTAAAGACTTTTCTTGACTTTTCATTTCATTGTAAAGTTCAGGTGAAATTTGTTTTAAAATTTTGTCAGACATTTTTGTTGGTGTTACATACTTACCTTTAGACGCTTTATTGAGGTCTTTGTAAATATCTTTATTAACTTCTTTTATAATTTCATTAGATGCAGGAAGATATCCTATAGAACCAAGGACCTCAAGAGGTAGTCTTATAAACAATTCCTTTTGTCTTCTTTCTATTGCTCCTTTATCTGTTAAATCACCTCTATCGTATATATCGTTAGCCAAAATAGCTGTTTTTATTATAGGAGAATATGGTCCTGCAAAAGGAACTACCCAACTATCTTTATAAGGTTGAACCTTATATACTATAGAGTTTTTAAACTTATCAAATTCACCATCTCTTAATACATCAAGATAATTTTCATTAGCATATTCAACTCCCCAATTTATTATAGCTCTTGTGGCATTACCGAAATTTCTTTGACCTAAGTTTACAATAGTTTGAGCACCTGCCCTAAGAGCTTTAGTTGATAACTTCTCATCGTCTTCTTCTTCTTCTTCAGACATTCCTAATATCTCAGATAGTATTCCAACTACTCCTGTTGTTGTTGTACTTGCTATTAGTGAATACAGATACATTCTTGTAGATACTGCTGCCATTAAAGCAACACCTTCCCTCTCAGTTAAAGTTCCATTTCCTCTTGCAGCATCCCAACCTTTTGCAAAAGCTGTATATTCATACACAAGAAACCTATTCATAAAACCATTAAAATTAGAAAATGCAAATTTTGCAAATGATGTAAATGTGTCCTTTTCTGTCTTCCAATCCTTGCCTTTAGATATTCCTGTAAATAATCCTTCAGATGCAGCAGCCTCAATACTAGTATCATCTGCTTTTCTTTTTGCTTTTTCTATAGCCTCTTCGTATTTTTCAAAATAATCTTTATCTTTTGCTGCTATTTTCTCAAAGTTAACTTCAACGCCTGATTGTTTTTTAAATTCAAGTGCAAATGAACCAAACCATAATGGTCTGTTCATAATCTTATCAGGTGTTGATAGTGCAGCACCTGCAAACTTATCGAATTTATTTTTTATTTTTTTAGTGCTAGCCGTATGTATTTGAGCTGCTTTATTTCTAATAGCCCCTCTAGTTTTTTTGCCTCTTATTCCTGAAAGGTCATTTTCGTATTTCTCAACAAATCTACTATTCATATCAGCAGTTTGATAAGTCCTGTTTAGTTGCAGAGACTTAACAGCTTCCATAACTTCAGGTCCTAAATCAGATTGCATAACACTAATGTACTTAGTACCTTCTATAAATGATAACTGACCTCTAAGTATTATAAAAGCCATATTACTTGAAAGTTCTCTAATAAGCCTTCCTGTATTTACTAATATTTTTTGATAACCAAATTTAGCTAATTCAGAAGCAATTCTTTCTACTCTAGTTGATGATGCAATATTATTAACTAATGTTATCTCTATGTCTTTTTCTAATAGACCGTTTATGCCTTTAAAAATGTTTTCATTATCAATATACTTTCCTTCATCTTGTAGCTCCTGCTTTGTTCTTTGTAAGGTTTCTCTAGCAACTAATATTGGATTAGTTAAATGATAATCAATATATGTGTATTTAGCTCCTCTAGATACTGAGTTATATATATCAAAATTTAAAGCAGTTACTGTTCCCGTTCTTTCAATTAATGGCTTTGCTTTTGTATCAGGCTTCCTACTGTCCATCATATCTTTAACTTGACTTTCAACATTCATAACCTTAGAGCCATCAAATTTATCATCAATTACAACGTGATGTACATAATTATTCAATAAGGATATTCTATCACCTCTAATAACTCCTGCTGTAAATAGAGCTAGGCTTGATAATTCTTCATTTATTTTTTGAACTTCTTTTATTGAATTTTTTTCTGCCTCATTAAATGAATCAAATAATTCTTTTTCTTTTAAATTATTTCCATCAAAAAACTTTTCTTTAATATCTTGAAGAATCTTCCTGTCTGAAACATCTATGTCTTCTTTACTAATGGTTTCGTTAATAAAATCTATAACAGGATTAACTTGAATATTCCCTTGGTTTGATTTATATTCTAAATTAAGAAGATAAACCATTTGCTTTGCTGAAGAAATTATTGCTTTATTGGGGTCTTTAAGAGATTTTAAAACCTCGTTTTCAATTTTAGTAAGTCTTTCGTTTAATTCTCTTAATTGAAATGTATATAACTGTTCAGCCTCAGCCAATCCTCTTAATATAGAATCAAATAAATCTGTAGAATGAGAAACACTTAATGCTTGGTCTATATAATACTTAGGTATAGATTCCAATGCTTTTTGAACGTTTCCTTTTCCACTAAGAGATAAAAAACTTTTAAACTTAGAGTATTGTTCTGTAAAGCTACCTAACTTACCCTTAATCATACCCCTCTTAGATTTTACTGCATTTTCTATTGACTTTAATTTATTTGTATAAAACTGAGTTGTATTGTTTACCCAACCATTGTTTAAGTTATTTAAAACTTGATTAAGTGTCTTTAACTCATTAACAGAAAGTTTATCTATTGCTTTGCTTTTTACAAATTTCTTTAATTCTTTAGCAAGAGCAGTTTCTTCTTCAAGTGCGAACTTAGGGTTCTTTGCAGATGCAGATTTTTTTGCATCGTTTATTAATTGATTTTTCTCTTCTTTAGATTCTTTCTTTGTACCTTTTTGTTTTTTAGGTTCTTTGATTGACTGTTCACCTATCTCATTTAATAAATTTTCTGTCTTCTTTATTACTTCTTGAACTTCAGGTGGGCTGAGTTCACCTTTTTTAGAGAACACATCTAACACCTCAAGGTATTCATTAAAAACTGACTTAGGTACTATATTTGGATTAACAGCAAATAATTTATCTAGCAAAGGTCCTACATCAACTGCTGCACCAATTTTTTTCTTTATATTCCTTTTAGCTTGAGGCAACTTGCTTTTAGCTTCTTTTATCTTAGAATCTTCAACCACTTCAGTAGCAGCTTCCTCAACAACATCCTCTGCTGTTTCTAGTATACTATCATCCTTTATAATGTATTGCTCTTCAACTGTACCTCTTGCATCACGAGTAATTAATTTTACAACCTGAGCATCTGAATCGTCAATTAGTTTCTCCTCTTGCTTTCTTACTTCACTTACAGGTTGGTTTGTGTCTTCTACTTTTACTACGTCAATCGTAGTTCCGGGAGGAACTGTAAATTTCTTTAGTGGCTTATCTCCTTTGTAATCACTAGCTAATTTTTCATCAATAGCAGCAAAACTACCTTTCTTTACTTTGTGTACTGAGAAAGGCTTACCATCCTTAGTTTTAGCCTGCATACCTTTAAATAAGGTTTGCTCTTCAGTAGTTGTTATTTGCTCTCCCGGAGTCTTAGCTTGCTCAAGCTCAACCTTTACTTCAGGTGCAGCTTCTTCAGTAACTTTCTCTTTAACCTCTACTTCAGGTGCAGCTTCTTCGGCAGTTTTCCTTTCAGATAGTATTTTATTTATTTCAGAAACCTTATCTGTGTAAATAGCTAAAGTTTTTTCATCGGAAATTTTTTTACCTTCCTGAACAATGTCTGCAATATTGTTAATTGTTTCTTCAGTAACTTCTCCATTGTCAACAAAGTTTTTATATTCTTCTTCACTAACAACAAAATCATCTGATACTTCTTCTTCTGTTGGTTTTTCTTGCTCTGCTATAATATCTTTATCTGTTATCTTGCCTGAAACTATATCTTCTATATTTTTATCTATATCAGCTATTCTTTGCTTTTTATCAGCAACTAATGAAGGGGTAGCTACTCCATCAATTTCTTTTTGAACTGAAAGTCTTTCTGCCGTTAATTCAAATAATTTCTTTTTTGTAACAGAACTAAATTCTTTTCCCTTAGTTGCGTTCATTACTTCTGCTGCTGCTGACTGAACAATACCTACTTGCTCTTTTACTAACTGAAGCTCTTCATCTGTTTTTATTGTTCCGTTTTTTCTATATGCATTTAATTGGTTTGTAATTTTAGCCATTTGTTTTGGGTCAGTAAACATCTCCTCCATAGCCTTGTAATTTTTACCAACAAAAACATTACCTCCTAATACATTTAAAGAAACACCACCTATAGCGCCACCGACTGCACCTAATATAATATTTTGACCAAGCTCTTTAAAAAATTGTTTCGAGCCTAATTGAGCTTTTATAAATTCTGCTTTATCTTCATCTTTTAAAGCATTGTAAGTTTCTGCCAATCCTTTACTTAATAGATACTGAGTTCCCTCTTGGAGACCCTCCTCTGCTGCTTCTTTTAATGTTTCCTTGATAATAGGTGCTAATGATAATTTAACTGTATTTTCAGCAAACTCTTTTGTAAAACCTTTAGCTCCCTTTTCTAATATTTCGTTAAGTATTTTTTTTCTAACTGATTTACCTCCTAATCTACCAAAAACTCCCTTCAAAGGTATCATCTCTAGTGGAGCTGATATACCACCATACGCTATAGAAAGATTCATAGCATCTTTATGTTCTAGACCATTGGCAATAGCCTCTTCATACATCTCACTCATTGACATAGAATAAGCTGCTGACATTGCAAGAGGCGTTCCTCCAAGAGCAAATCCACCTGTAACAAAACCAATCTGTCCCACTACATCTCCAACAAAGTTTGCTTTAACATCATCATAATCAGTAGGGATTGATTCTTTTATAAACTCTGAAGCCTCTTTATTGAAGTTCATCATTATTTTTTCAGTTCTTTCGGAATCTACTCCCGGAATAAAACTTACAAGTTTTGCTCCCGTGGCAACTAAGCTAGGTGCTAGTTTTACAACATTTGTTCCAAAACTTTCTAGGGCTGAATAAGAAATTGACTCAACCGTAGTAAGTTCTTCATTATCGGCTGCTATCTGAGCAGCATTTAAAATTATAGATTTATCTGTTAATCCTTTTGCTATTTCATTGTATTCATTTGCTTTATCAGAAAGGTTAACTTTTAATTTATCTGCTAAATTAAAAAAACCTTCTATCTCTAAGTCTAATATTTTATTATATTCGTTTTGTATTTCTTTCTGTAATTCCCCTGCTTTCTTTGCTTTTTGCTTATACTTTATTCCCTCAGATATAGAATAATTTTCTAAAATATTTTTTATTAAATCTTGTTGCTCTTTTCTTTTTTCAAGTAAAGCTAAATCTCCACCAACTTCTTCAAGACCTTTCGTTTTCGTAGTTTTTTTTGTTTCTTCAATTAATTCATTTATAACATCTTTACTTAATAGCGAATAATCTATTCCTACTATTTCTCCGTTTTCTTTTTTTAATGCAGGTTCTATTTTTTCTTTTATTTCATTAGATAGTTTATCATACTCGTTAATTAATTCAAATTCAGACATACGAATTGAAGCCTCTTCGTCTTCCTTTATAGAAAGTAAAGATTGCTCTTCATTAACTTCCTCTTGTATTTTTTGTTCTAAATTAGGTATTTTTTCATATAGCTCTTTTATTTGCTGATTATATGCTTCATTTGAGCCAAATAAATTATCTGTGATTTCACCGGGCTTAAAATCATAATCACCCTCTTTCATTCGAGCAGCTTCTTGTTGTTTTTGTTTTTCAGATTCTTGTAGATTATAATCAAATATTGATTCAGAAGAAATTTCTTTTTCGATAGGTTCAATTATGCCCTTCTCTATTGCATTTTGCCTTATCTCTTCTAATTTTTTGCTGCGAGCTTCATTGTATGTGTTTATTTTTTCTGCAACAATTTCAGGAGATTCGTCTATTGAAGGTGCTTTTAATGGCTCAATATCATAAATTCCAAATTTATCTTCAGAAACATATTGGGATTTAGGCTTAAATTCATATTCACCTGCTTCTCTTTGTGCTACCTCTTCTTCTCTTTGTTTCTCAAACTCTTGTAAGTTATCTGAGAATACTGAGTCCGAAGAAGTATCCTCTGTAGTAGATTCCGTAGTGACCTCGGTAGTTCCAACAGGCTCTGAAACGTCTTTTTTTTTTACGCCCATCAAAACAGAAAAATCATTTTCATCACCATTATATCCTGTCGATACGAAATATTTAAAAGTGTCAGATAGTGCTTCGGAGTTTGAATTTATTAATTGCTTGTAATCTTCAATTGTCCCATTATATCCTGTCGATACAAAATATTTAAATCCGTCTAATATTGCCTCTTCGTTCATTAATATTATTCTTTGTTATATTTAGACCCTGTTCCTTCTGATTGTGCTCCAACTTTATCTATGTAAGTCGCAGCATTCTCTAAACTATTAACTACGTTTATTAGCGAAGTAATATCTTTTGCGTTTTTTAAATCATACTTTTTGTCTGATGCTGCTTTACCTCCTATCATAAGTACACCATCTTGGCTTAAAGATATAACTTTTTTATCTTGCGAAGCCTTAGATAAAGCTAAGTTTACATCTGTCACGGTACTTCCTTCTTGTATATTTCTTTGTAAGTATGCTCTGAATTGTCTTCTAGGGTCACTACTAGAAGAAGGTCTTAAGTCTTCGCTAGGTAGATTAATATCAAATTCAAAATTTGTCTTTAGTAAATTACCATCAAAGTCTACGTCTAAATTCCCTGTTAGGTCTAGAGACTTTAATGACTCATCAGCATCTTCTATACCTGTAAGTGCTGTAGCTGTTTTAGCAAAAGTATTGAAATCGCTTGTATATGTCAATGGGCTACTTTCAACTAACTTACCATCCTTGTTTTTATAAATAACAGATATACCGGTGTCTGTTCGTTTTATATCCTGAATCTTTCCATCACTTAATCCTTTAAAATACTGTATAGCTCCCTTAATATCTTCTTCAGTTTTACCTGCGTATAGTAAAGCTAATTGATTTAAACTTGTTTGATTTTTCTTCTTATCTTGACTTCGATTCCACCAAAACTGTTTCTCTTGCCAAGAAGCCTCAACTACAGGAGTAGTTGTTACACCATACTTTTTGTCAATCATACTGTCAATTAAATTACCAACGTGGTTTCTAGCTGCCTTTTTTTGACCGTCAGTCAATTGAGCCATACCTTCTTTCCCGTTTGACAAATCAATATAAACCTGCTTCTCTCTTTCGGCAGAATCTTTAGATAATTTATTTACATCAGTAACTACCTTATACCCTTTCGACTTCATACTGTCTGCTAGAACAGAAGCTATGTCGTTATCTGAACTAAGTATAATATCAATTTGAGCTGCCCTACTTTGTTCGTAGTCATCTCTTTTAGTAATGTCGCTAACAGTAACTGTTTTACCACCTGCCTTTCTACTAGCTGCTGCCGACTCTGTATCTATGTACTCTCCAAGAAATGCTACAGCCGTTGCTGTAGTTTTATTTATATCAACCTTATCAATAAAGTTCTGTGCTAAGTTAAACATAGCCTGTGCACTTCTTGCCCGACTTGGGTCTATGGTTGTTACACCATTCTTATCTGTAACTAATGGAGCTGCTACAATAGCACCTGTACTGTCAATAAAGAAATCATTCTCATTGAAGTTAGTCATATTAGATATATCTTCAAATATCTGCTGCTCAACTTCACCTGAAACCCCGCTATCTAATCTATTTAGATGCTCTTCATATAGCTTGTTATAGTTGTTACTTAAGTTAAATATTTGGTCTGCACTACTGTTCATTCTCTGAACTTTACGCATATATTCAGCAGGAGTAATTCGCCCCGCCTTTAGGTCTTTATTCGCAGCCAACAAGTAAGAACTTGCATTATCTGCTAGACCAATTATTCTGTCGTTAAAATCTGTGTTGTATCCTAAGGGTGCTTCTTTTAATGCATCCTGAGTTTTAATCATTGCATCATCAAGAAGGTCTTTCTTAGCTTGTCTTTCTTCTCGTTCTGCAACGAGCATATCAGCAAAGCCTTTTCCTACTTCACCCCAATTAACATCATTCTCGATGTTCCTTTCTACGTATCCAAATTTAGTTGCCATATATTATTAGTTTGTTGTTTGTCTTCTAAATAAAGAAAAAGGATTTAAAGAACTAATAAAACGCTTTGTAGGTGGAAGCATATATTCTGTAGGAGCACCTCCTATTGGGCTTAATAATGATTGGTCTACAGACTGTATTGACATTATTTGTTCCTGAGGGGTCAATGGCATTCGTGGTGGAGGCGTTTGAGTAATGTTATACAAAGCTTCTTGGCTAGGATTTGCCTGTATTCCTTTTGCCGATTGACCTAAACCTAAATCTGCTTGAGAAACTAACTCAGACATACTTGGACTATCAGCAGAACTAACTGTTGGTGTTTTTTGCTTACCATATAACGCTAAAGCATCTAATCCTGTCATTGCTGCTCCTCCAATACCCTGTATACCTGCTTGTAATTGCTGCTGTCTTCTTTCCTCTGCGTTAGCTGCTTCAAGCTGTGCACCTGTTACTTCACCTAAATCAAGTTGAGTCCCTATATCACGAAGTCTTGACTCTTCTTGTGCAGTTAAGTAATCTAAGTTAAACAGCTCTTGACCCATAGCTGCTGCTATTTGTCGTTGTGCTTGTTGTTGCTGTCCATATATAGCACCGACTCTACCCATACCTCTATCGCTTTCTCTAAGAGCTTCTGTTGCTTGTGCTCCTGCTGCTAATGCAGCTTCTCTTTCTAATTCATATGGCTCTTTTTGAATAGCCAATGACTCCATATAATTCTTCTCGAGTTTTCTTCGAGCTTCTCTCATATACTTATCGGCAGTTGCTTCTGCCTCTCTTTGTTTTGCTTTCTGTTTTCTAGCCTGTGCAAAGGATTGTGCCGAACCGGCTAACTGAGAACCTACTGCTGCTAATGTTAATGCTGTTGCTAATACCGGCATAATAATATTACTTGTGATTTAGCACAAAGATAATAAATTTAAGGGAAACTTTTCATAACCTCTGATTCTACAGCAAATAACTCAACTTTTGTATTTTCCGAATACGTTAAGTTAAATACTGCATAGTGTCCTAATACACCGTGAGACTCAGCAATTGAGTTCTTGATAAATAAGAACGTCTCTACGTTTGATGGTATTGGTGTAGTTCCCACAGTTGATGTATCTATAACTACATTGTTAATACCTCTTCTAAGGTCTGTATTAATAGCTGTTACGTTTCCTGCATATATAGGTTGATTGGTCGCAGACAAAAAGTAGAAGTAATCTCCTACGCTTAATATGTTTCCTATCTGTATTGTTGTAGCAAAGTTTATAGTTGATGTCTGCCCTACAATACTAACAGTTGTACTATTACCTATACCATTTACTGAACGCAATGCAAACTCAGGAAGTTCAGCAGGTGTTGAGCCTAGTCCTTCATTCCTAACAAAAGCAAACCAACTCTGCTCTTTTTTCTCAAAATAACTAGAATCTATAAAACCTGAATCCTGTATGTCTGTTTCTATTGTAGCTGCCCAAGCATCGTCTCCCTCTAAATTAAGCGTTTTAAAAAGCTTATTTTCTAGCGGAGATGTGTTGAGTACACTCTGTAAAGTTGATGGCTTAAAAGCCTCCAATGGAGTCCCTATTTGAGTCCACCATTGCGAGTAAAATGTATTTCTACTCTCGTTCACATTATGACGGTAAAGATTACCCCCTTTAAATGTATAGAAATAGTTATTCATTCCTATCATCCAATCAGGATAATAACTATAGAAGGATGGGAATCCCTGTACTCCTTCGTCATATGTTAGTGTATAATTTGCCATATCTTAACAGTTTGCTCTATCTATTACTACTCCGTTTGCATCAACCTCAATATATTCAGTTGCATTTATCTTATAAAAACCTTGAGCTAACACATTACTTCCATATTCATCTGAAAACACCCAATCATTTATAGCAGGGTTTCCTGCTGTTCCTGATACGGGTGCGTTGTAATACTCTCCAACTAATGAAAGAGCACAAGCTGCAGCAGAACTACCTGCGACAAGAGATGTACTAAATCCTGTTAGAAGCACAGGGCAATCAACTTCAACAGTGAATGCAGTTGTAGGGCAAACACCTGATATCTCAATATTTAATTCTTTTATTGACTGAGATACTTTAGGTATTACCATATAAAACGTCCCCGGGTTAGCTACTGTATTAAGCTGTAGCTCACCCGCTTGTGGTGTTATGTCTTGAGTATTCCCTGTCGAAGCAAAACTAGTTCCGTTATATCTATATTCTGTAAGTCCACTATATGTAGTACCTGCAACAGGAAGACAAGTGGCAGAGTCATAACCTAAATAAGTATATCCATTTGCTACCGTACTTCCTTTATAACCTCCTACAGTTGCATTATCAAGACTAAATTTATTATATACCACACCATTATATGTAGCTCTAATGCCATCAGGAATACTAGCAGGTGTAAACTTAACAATTACTGCTCCTTCATCAGATGCTGTATCTCCTAAATCTATATCAAGTAGAAATACACCTTCACCTGAACTATGAGTTATAGGTCCTAAACCACAATCAGTTAGGCAAGTTGGACAGTTTTGAATAGGTCCTAGTATGCCACTAACTTGCTCTCTGCTTATTCCACTTCCATCAGCATAAAACCCATCTGCACTAACAATTGTTAAAGCAGCATCGTCAAATACTGTTGTTGAGTTAGATAGTGTTGTTCCGTTTAAATAATGTATCGCCATATTTTAATTCTTTTAACAATTACAACAAGAGTCTTTTATTGTTGCTCCAAAACATAAATCATCTTCAGTTGATAATCTGTAATCCCAAACTAAATACAAGTACCTACCTGTAGATGGCATTGTGAATGTTGACAAATATGTATTAGGCTCGTTACTGTCATCTATTGGTGTTGCTGTAGTTGATGCTGCAAGTAATGATTTTATGTCTGCAATATTATTTGCATAAAGCGTACTGCTTCGTAAGTATCTAAAATTATTTACGTTTTTGTTAAATACAAAATTGTCGTAATTTATTTTGTTAGATATGATGCTAACGGTAGCTCCATCGGCAGGAATTACTCCTGCTCCCTGAGGTCCTGATATTTGTGCATAATCAGATATTACAAACTCAGTTGTATTGTCATTCTCGAAAGAAACTAATCTTGAGTGTAGTGGCGATACAAATGTACCATCAGTCCAACTATACTCGCTATGTATATATTCTCCATTATTTGCATCACTTGTTATTGATACAGGAATAATTGTTATCTGCTCAGGGACAGGACATCCTACTTTAAATGTATCTATATAAGTTTTGTCAAGACCATAATTAGTTATTGATATAGTAACTTTTTGGTCAGCAACAGAACTTTTATTAAGAACTATAGTGTCTGAGACAGGAGGGTCTGCACTTGTATATACATTAGTAACACCTGCATAAGTATATGTAATGTCAAATTGTGCAGGCTGTACGACTAAATCTGTTCTAATTGTATATCTTATTGTTAAAGGACCAACCAAATCGCCCACATCTACACAAAACTCGTATGGATTTAATTCATCTATAACTATTCCACTTAGTACCGTTCCGCAATCAACACACTCTTTATCAATAGGCTTTAATATATCATTTGAGCTAAGAACATATTCATCCATATACGGGTCAAATCCACCTAGCTTTTGTGTGTCAAATGAATCTATAAATAAATCTCTAAACCAAGTACGCATACCCTGCTCAGATATTACAGTTAGTTTTTCATTCTGAACTGCACTACCTTTAAGCTGTATTACAGCACCACGTTTAGCGTCCGTAAAGTATTTATCTGCACCCCATTGTACAAAACTTTCCGGGTTGTTAGATATGCCATACTCTTCTACACGAGCCACTTGCTTACCTAATACCTCAGGTACTGTAACTAATGCACTACCACCTGTAGCACCTGTTATCATTTCTTTACCTTGAAGTACATAAGATATTCTATCTTCTTGTAGTGTAAGTATGTCTGTCTCTCTACCAAATAATTTTTGAATAGTACCAAATGTACGCTCAAGTGGTTTAAAGTTCAGTAACCCTAAATTAAACTCATTAAGTTTATTTATGTTATTTTCTTCGTTATACACACCGCTATACGTCAAATCAGCGAAACGATGTGCTTCTTTGTATTCTTTTTCGTCTGTGGTATAAACTCTGTTGCCAAGATTAAATGTCTTACCTACGATTGAATCTCTTATCTTATAACTTTCAGCTCCGTTACCAAATGAATAACAATTAAAAAAATCTGTTTCAACTATCGCAGGAAGAGATGCTGTTTGGTCTTGGTCATTAGGATTAGTGCCCGATAAATGAAATCCATCTGTAGTAATATTATATGTTTTAGCAGATTCAAACCAAACATCAGGAAGTGCATCTTGTGGTTGAGTCTCAAATATTGCAACACCATCAGCTCTATAAACGTCAAAAGTAGAAATAGCAACAGCTCTTCCGTTTTGAGTATTGCTACAACTTCTTGTACCAACCATTATTAAATAACTTGGCTCAGTAGTTCCATTTCCGTCATACCACCAAAATATGTTTTGAGATAATCCTGTTTTAATTGGATTTAAAACTTGAGGATTTATAGTTCCTGTATTTTGAACTCTTTGGTCGTAAAAAATATTTTTATCATTTGGATTACTAAAAATAGCATTATCTAACTCTCCTTGAAAATTCTCACCATTAAGAAAATCCCACATATTATTATAATCTTTACTAGCTGTCATAAAAACAGATAAAGACATAGTTATTTCGTCGCAATTAAAAATTGTTCCGTTTCTGTAAAAGTTTAAATTTACAGCAACTCTAGAACCTAATGGCATATCATAATCAATAAAATTACCCGAACTGTCTTCAACAGACATTGGGTATTTTACAAAAGGGTAATCTCCGGGATTATTAGTTACATTAGGATTAGTGTACGCCTGAACTCCTCCATATTCGGTACTATTTTTATGCTCTCCTCTTTGTAATCCATATAATATAGTAGCATTTTCTTGCTCTGTAATATTTATCTCATTTGTACCCACTTTCATATAAGTACCTGCAAGACTATCTGCTTCTATATCTCCTGTGCCATATGTATTTTTTTCTAAAACAGTAACATACACACAATCACCTGTAACTCCTCCTGAATCTTTTTTAACTATAAGCCTATCTCCTTCTTCTACTTTTTTAGTGCTTTCTCCTTCTAAAAGAAAATATGCGTAATTAGCATCAGTAGTTCTATAGTATATATTACTATATATAGTATCGTAATTTTCTTCATCAGGTTTTATTACAAACTTGTAATTAGTAGCCCACTCAGGTGCAATTTGCCTTGGAGGTATAGTTACTTGTATTTTATTAACAGAAGAAGATGCACTACAAGGAACGTGAAGAGAATTATTATTACTAACAAGTGCTGTACTTGAACGACCATAATCGTCCATATAAACTATACCTGTTTCATATCCTCTATTACTATGAAGGCTTTTTAAAGAATCTCTAGAAGTTAATGTAACCGAACAAGAAGTCACTGTGTAAAATTCATATATATCTTCTGTTGTATCAAGTCCATTATTTAGGTCATTTACAAACCTCATATATGGTAATTCTAATTCTAATATGTTATTAAAAGAAGAAGATACTATTCTTATGGGTTCGTTATTATTGTATGCTGTATTACCAACAAGAGATGCACCACTAATTGCACTACCCCATTTTTTAACAGAGCCACTAGTAGTTAATGGAGAATCTAAATTATTTGGTATAACACAATTAAATTCATCAGTAAATGTTATTCCATCACAGGAAGTAGGTGGCGCAGGAGCATGTACAGGTTTAATATTTTTAGGCGAAATGTTTCCTACTTTGTTTATAAATTCATTACTTCTTGCAAATTCAGATACAAATTGAGTAGAAGTATAATCAGACGTTAATGTAATTGAAAAATTAATATCCAAAGAACCTGTTTCTATTGTAGGCTGAGGATTTGAAGATGGGGCAAAGCTATCGTTTTCAAATGTTACTTGAAATTCTAAAACAGACCCTTTTTTTAATTTACCCGAAAAATTTGAAAAATCAAATTGTGCTCCCGATTGTAAAACAATTGGACCAATCCCTCTTGATGGTATATCATATTGAACAGAAGAAGACGAACCCTCTATTGATTCAATAGAAATACTTTCACTAATTAAATCAACCGTATATTCTATTTGTGTTTTAATACCATTTCTTTCTAAATTATACCCATCTATATAATTACCATATACAAGTCTATTGCCCATTATTGTTTGAGCTAAAGCAAAACGTGGCACGTTATCATATAGTCTCAGTATCTCAGAGTCAGGAAGTATTGTGAATATGTTGCTATTTGTAAATGTATAAGTTTGAGTATCATCATTTGCAAATCCTCTATCTTTTTTATTAAATTTATCTATAACTTTTATTATGCTGTTCTGAGCCTCTTTAAATAACAACTCAATACTTTCCACTAAAGGTCCTCCTGTATTATAAGATACATTTACCGAATTAAATGAATTTATCATTCCTTCATTAAGCAAACTGTTTGCACTAAATTGAAAAGGTTTAGGAAAAAATGAAGGGTCTGAAAATGGTGATGTTGCAGAGTATTCACCATCTGCATATCTATACCTGTATGCAAAACATATAAATCTATCTTCTAAATAATTATCTTCTGCCAAAGGTATTTCTTGCATCTCAATAGTAGGTGCATATATTGGCGGTCTTTTTATAACTAATAATCTTTCAGCTAGTAAATCTGAATTGCCGTTGTAATCTACACCTGATGAATTAGGTTCAGGATATGCACTGTTTATATTTATAAATCTAGGAGCATTTTTATTATCTGTAAAGAATAATAAGTTTTCTACTAAGTCTATACCTGTTATTAAATATTTAGGGTCAAAGTTTAATGTTGTGTCTATAGAAGAAGATTGACCGACACTAATAACGTGATAATTAATTATACCATCTTTTACATTATACGATACTATTAAGTCTATCTTGCCGTTTGGTGCTCCTGCAGATATAGGAAAGTTACTATCGTGAATAAACCAATATATTGTTTCATTAGCTCCATCTTCATATGCACCAATACATCTAGCGGATGTACTTAAATCTGTTCCATTAAATGATAATTTGGTTAATGCTGTATTACCTTTAGTGTTTTCTATTACACCAATCTCAGAGTTTTCAGTAGAGCCCATACGAACATTAACCGCATCTACATATTCACCATCAGGTATAAGTCGCTCATCAACCGACTTATTCATTCTGCCTTTTATAAAGTTTCTTGTAATATTCGCCATATTATTTTATCCACTTATCTTGACCTCTTAGATTCATTAATAATCTTCCGGGATGGATGTTACTTATTCTTATCTTAGCGTTTCTCAATAAAGCTGTTTTTCTCTTCTGTGCTCTTCGTACAACGTACTCTTGCACATTAAGTTTACTATTTAATATTGCGTACTCGATATATGCATACACATAATCTTCAAATAATTTATTTACACTAATCTTAGAATCATCACCGCCTTCCATACCATCAGATACATATTCAAGTATACAAAGCTCTCCACTCATACCTGAACTAAAGTTTATGACACCCGAGCTTTTATCTATCTTAAATGTAGGATTTGCATTTGCTGTTTCTGTATTTAAACCATATCTAGCACCAATGCCATAATCAAAATACCAATTCCCTTCGTAAAGATATCCTTCCATACCATCAAACTGGCTTCCTTGATTTAAGTATATGCTTTTCTTTTTCTTTTTAATTCTATCAAAGTCTATAGTTGAAAATTGAGGTCTAAGTATATTACCATCTACATCAAATAAAATATTACCTTCATTATCTTGAAGATATGCATTCGAATAATTAGTCTGAATATTCTCAGTTAATGGTCTTAATAAACCATTTTTATATATATTTACTCTAATCCAATTTACATAGTCAGAAGGCAAAACAAATCTTAAGTTGTCAGTTACAGATAACTCTAGTATTTTAACTTCTTTAAACGCATCGTAATTAAGTTCTTGTATTGCTCTCTTTGCGTGAAATAATATTTTAAACCTCTCCTCGTTATTTACAAGTGAATGGTTTCCATTGTACATCAACATAAAGTTGTTGACTATATCATACAAGCTGACATACTGGTACGAACCCCAATTTGCATCCTTAGGGTCAACTCCTCCATTTTCATAATATTGATATTCTGATATATATGCCATTATTGTTGATTATCTTTTTGTTCTTCTAAATTAGCAAACTGAACTACCTGAGCTTCTCTTATCTGCATACCTGAGTATTGAAGTATCTTAGTTACTAAGTTTACCTCATCATCAATTGGCAGCTCAAAGTCTTGATAATCCGATTGCGATTGGTCAAATACAGGCTCTCCACTTGCAAGTGTACTGTATGTCCACTTAGGGTCTTTTGGATATCTAATATACTGACTAAATATCTGACCTGGATTGTTTATTGTTTTCGGCAATACTGTTATTGAATCACTATTTAAAGAATATGCTGGAAACGTTTTAGTAGGTGCTGTAAGCAGTGAATTAGCTAGCATACTAATCTTACTGTTAGTTACCTTTTCTGCTTCATAGCTCTCATCTTTAAATATAGAATAGTCATCACCTGAAGGAGTAAATATATTCTCATCTAAAGTAAGCTCAGTGTCACTAACTATTGCTAATATCTCTGCCTTATCAAGTGTCGCTATATTTACTACTATATCTCCAACGTTAACTGTCGTTGTAAAGCTTGCAGTAGAATCAATTAATTGATTATTACCTGATGCGTCACTCTCACCGCTAACTCTAAAAGTAGTATATGCCAATACCTTATTTAATAAATAGTAATCATCTCCTGTTGTTGTTTGAGAAGGTGTAAAGTATTTATTATAATTCTTTTGGTCAAAGTTTTTTATTACTGAAAACGTGTCTATAGATTCCTCAATCCCTTTTGTTATATCAGCATACTCAGACCCTGATATTCTAGCGTTTTCTTTATTTATTGCTGTGTTGTAATTACTAAAGTAATTCTCGAAGATTTCTAGCTGTGCTTGTTTAGCAAACAGATTAAAATCCTGTGGGGATATATACCCATAGTTGTTCTTGTTAAGAACCGAAAAGACTGTATTTCTTACTGAGTTTATCATAATAAACTTTTGTACAAAGATAACAAAAAAAAAGAGTCCGATGGAAAATCGGACTCTTGTAATATATACTATATATGCTCGCTATCCTTCTATAAGATTCTCAAGCATTTTTAGTGAGTCAATTCCTTCATCACTCTGCAAGTATGATGTTGCTAAATACAATGGGTCTTCATTAAATGGAACAACAAGCATTCTTGTTTTGTTAGATGGTGTATTAAACCATATTTCCTTTTTGTTTTTTCTAAAAGTCAACAACCCTTTATCAAAGAATAATTGAACTATACCTTGAACCTTTACTGTTGGGTCATTAATAGCATCTAAGAAATCACTTGGATTACTTTTAGCAAAAATCAACATATCTCTTTTTAATTCAGCAGTAGATGTCTTAGACGTATCTTTACCAAACAATACACGAGATAATGATTCAATCTGCTCAATAGACAATTTACTTGCCTCAACAAGTGCATCAACCTCAAGATTTAAAATTTCAACCTCTTCTTCTGCATCCTTAGCTTCATCTATTTCTACAAATTTACTTCCATTCATAGGATGATAATGTAAAAATTCTTGTAGTACAGGGTTATTTTTAGGAACGTAAAGCATACCATCTTCAAAAACAATTGGCTCTAAAATTACATTGCCATCTTGCTCATCTTCAAATGGAGACTTTTGGTTTCTAGCATATCTAAGTGGTCTGTTCTCATTTCTTTCTTCATCGAAGTAAAGTAATGAATAGCTCCTAGAACTTTTCGTTGGTATCATAAACGATAAGGGAGCTCTTTCTGATGTTAATCTGTAGGTTTTAGCTACAGCTATTTTTTTATTTTTCATTTGATTTAATTTATAATTTTTTTTAAAAAAGGGGTGATATTTCACACCCCTTGTAATATTGGTTACTCCTAGTCTTTAAAGATAAAGAAGTTGTTTGCACCCATAGTACATACAGCTCTTTCAGAAAGGAAGTGTACTTCCATTGCATCAAGGTCGCTAGTCATTGCACCACCTGCTGAACCTGTAATCCACGTTTTGTAACGTCTATCTTCAGTTTCTGAAGCTCTGTAACGAACGTGCAAGAAAGGTCGCTTAGCATTCTTTCCAAGAACTTGGTCATAAACAGTAGTAGAACCTGCTGGTACTAATAATCCATTTACAACTTCACCTCCCGTAAGACCACCACGCATAGTTGGGTCGTTTAAGTATTTCCAATCAGTCTTGTAGAAATCATAACCTCTACGGAATCCTGTGAAACCTAAGTTAAGAGCCATATCCTTATCGTTGTCAAATAGTCCGTAAGACGTACCACCTGGAGAACCGTAAGAGTTTTGAGCTGCTAACATATCGTCAATATCAAAACCAAAATTTCTATTCAAGAAAATAACATTCTCTTCGATAGAACCTTGCTTATCTAGTCGTCTAATAATATCATCAAAAGAACCTAAATCACTAGGATTACCTCCTGACCATACGTTTCCTCGGTTTTCTACTGTGTAGAAAATACCTTCAGAACCTTTAAAACCTGCTGCAACCGCACCTGAACCTGTTGCTGCTGGCTCAGCTTCAATCATTGCTGTTTCTAAGTAATCATCAAAACGTAAACGAGTTTCGTGCTCTGATTTCATATACCATAGGTATCCTGTAGCACCATTTTCAGTAGTTACTTCTACCCATCCGATTTGAGCCATATCAGAACCTGATACTGCATACTTATCTTTAAGGATAATTGGAGATGTTTCAAAAATCTCATCATCAGCTTCTAAAGAACCTTCCATTCCGTTAGTTCCTTTTTTAAATTCAGAACCGTAAACGAATATTTCAAAAACGTTAGTTGCATCACCATTAGCAAAACCTTGTGCATCGTAAAACGCTACACTAATTTCATCATCTGCTGCTAAATTATCAGCCGTACCAACTGCTGTTACAATAGCTTTGTTAGTAGTAGCTACACCACCTGCAACTGTTTTAGAGCTAACCATAATAGTTTGACCCTTTCGAATAGCAATTTGACCTGCTGTACCGATAGTAGTAGCACGGTTAGGAACTAATGTATCGTTAATAGTAAATGTAGCTGTATCTACATAAGCTACTGCTGCTGGTGGCGTATAAGTAGCTGCTGCAGTACAGTTTACATACTTAGTGTGAAGTCTTCCTTGCTCAGCCCATTTGATAAGGTCAGAGTTAGAAGGCATTTCTGCTCCTACCATTCTAAGGAATGAGGAGATTGTACGATTACCATATCTCTCAAATTCTTTCTCATAAGTATCAGGTAGATACTGATTCAAGAAATCAAAGTTGGTAATATAATTTGTTGCGAGTGGGACTTGCTGTGCACTTGGCTGCAAATCAAACCCGGGGGTTGTTTGGACACTTCCTGCCATAATTTTTCTTTTTTAATTTTTTAAACTTATTTTTTACTTCTAATTTTTAAACCTCTTCCCGAGTCGTTGCTTAGAGATTTGATTTGAACCCCTCCTTTAGAAGTTACTTCAGGTGCTTTGCGTTCAGACATATTAATGTTTTTCGTCTTACGCATCACATCGTCAGTTGCCTCTGCTTTACCTTGTTCGTAAAAGAACTTGGCAAACTTGTCAGGATTCATTGCAATAGACAAAGCCTTATGGTATCCTACTGCATCTTCAATAAGTCCATCTTCATTCAAAAACTTTCCTATAAAGTTATTTGGGTCAGATTGAGCTTTCTTTAGTTCAGTAGCGTCACCCGGAGAATAAGTTACCTTTTTATCGTCAAGCGTGAACTCAAAACCTTTGAACTCACTTCCGAATACGTTATCAGTTTTCTTATAAAACCAATCACGCTTTCTTTGTAACTCTTCTTCGTAAGTCTTTGATGACTCTATATATTGTTTATATGCCTCAAGGTCTTTCGCATCACTTTCAGAAATAGAACTCCCACTTGACTCAAGGGGAACTCTGTACTTTTCCTTCTGCTCATTGAAATACTTTTTGGCTTTAGCAATAGTCTTTTTTCTTGCTATTTTGATTTTCTTAATGTCTGCTTCATCATCTACATCCTCATCATATGAGTAGTCCTCCATTAACATATCAATGTCTTCGGAGTCTAGACCTTCTTCTGTTGCACTAAGATATTCTCGTAGCAATGTATCAGGGTTTAATTCATTGAAGTCTTTGTTTAATCTAACATAGTCATCAATTCCTCTCCCTGTCTCTTTTTTGTACTTGTAATAAGCTGCAACATCTTCAGGCATCTCTTCAGATTCCTTAGCTGCTGTAAGCTCATCAAGAGAATTAATTTCTCTTCCGTACTTATTCTTAATAAATGAAAGAACACTTTCCTCGTTTAGCTCTGAGGGTTGAGCTGTATCTTCTTGTGTTTGGTCTTCCGACTGTACACTTTCTTGTTCCTGTGTGGGCTCTGTGGTTTCATTGCTTTCTGCCACTCCTTCCACGTCAGTTCCAACCTCTTCATTTAACTTTTCTTCGTGCTTTTCGAGTAACTCCTGTTCAACTTGTTGTACAGACTTTTCTTCAACAACACCTACTTCTTTTACTTTAATTTCCATTTGATTTGATTTTATGCAAAATTAAACAAAAAATAATTATGTTTTTTACCTAGGTTCAAACTCAGCTAGGTCAAATCCATCTAAACTATCCTCGTTAGATTCAAAGTTCATAGGTGGTAAATTATTCTTTCTTTGATTTATTAGTTTTGATTGCTCAGAATTTTGTTGGCTAATTCTTTCCGATTTAGCTTTTTCTCTTTGGTCTTCTCTGCCTTGAAGTTGATTAGCTTCCATACCTCTAAGCTGCATATTAAGACTAAACTCTTTATCCATTAGTCTTTCTTTAAGAATAGCTTCATTCTTCATCTTCTCTATCTCAAATGCTATTTCTGCTTGTTTAAGTTGCATCTTAGCTTGAGCTTCTGCTTGCATTTTCTGCATAGATGTTTGAGCAGCCATTTGCTGAGATTGCATCTGTTGCTGTGCCTGCATAGCCTGAGCTTGCATAGCCATTTTTTCTTCTCTCTCTTGCTTAGCTTTACGCTTAACTTTTAATAACTGATTAGCTAATTTAATGTTTCTTATCTCACGAATATCAATTGCATCTTCAAGATTAATATCTCCTTTAGATAACGCCATCTGAATATTCTGCTCAAGCATTGATTTCTGCTCCTCATCAGGAGATACTTCAATAAATATTCCAAAGTCATATAAATACAAGTCATTTATATCATCTAAAATAGATACATTATATTTACCTATCTTGTTAATAAACTCATCTTTAAAATCAGCATACTGTAAAACATCACTTACCCTGTAAGATAAACTTTCAGCTAGTGACCTATACATATAAAGACTTCCATCTAAAATATGTCTAGTCGCTGTATTTGAATTAGCTGCTGCTAGTTTTTGTAAACCAACTAATGAATCAGGGTCAGGCATACTTCCATCTCTAGCTTCATTAAGACCCGTTACATTTCTGATTTGATTTAGATAATGATTATAGTTACCTATAAGCATTTGTGTTTTAGATGCACCCGAGTTTGATGTTAGTTGCTGTATTGGCACTCTTGCGTTGTTAAATTCACCATCGCCTGTATAGCTTCTACCAATAACACTACCTGTTTGGAAATATAGCCTTAATGCATCTTCAGGATTGTATGCTGCTCCTGTACCTAAGTCTACCTCATTTAAACCATCAGCATCAATAAATACACCGTCAGGTACAACTTTAGCAATAACTTGCTGTAGTTTTAAATGAGTAATCTGAATCAAGTCAGCAAATGGTATCATACGTCTAACTAAAGACTCTATAACACCTTTATACATTCTTGGTGCAACAGCAACGTAGTTAGGAAGTGCGTGCTGTGTAGCAGACTTTGGTCTTACCATATTCTCAGCCATCTCCCATTTAAGCATTATGTTAGTTCCCATAACCATAACACCATTATACCACACATCAATAGTTTTCTCTACTTTTTCAAATGACCCTTCCTCCATCATCTCTTCAGGTGGATTAAATTGGTCATCCTTTTCTACCATTGATATAGCTCCACTATCTTTAATCTTTTTCTTATATACAATCTTTTTAGTTGTCTTATAATTAAAGTACATTAGAGTAGTCGTGTCTCTATAAAATATATCGTTATCATAATACTGAGCTACATTATAGTAATCATACCAAGACTGCCCATACTTAGATATCTCTTCTAAATCTGAATTAGTTAAGGTAGGGTCTATTTTCTTTAGCTCAATAATAGGTACTGTTTTTATCTCACCCCAATAAAAACAATCTTTGAAGTTAGGGTCTTCGGTGTAACTATAAACAATGTTAGCAGGGTCTACATATTCAACCTTTACGCCTGACCCCGGCAAAAACTCTGTTTTAGCTACACCCATACCTAATACAGTTAAGTCATAGTCAATTCTTTTACGAATATCTTGGTAGTGGTTTTCATCAAACATTGTATCAATAGCAGTCTCTTCTGCTATCTCAATTGCAGGCTTATACTTAAGCTGCATATATAATGCTAATTCTTCATCTGTTTCAGGTAGCTCTTCTGAATCTACAGTAAACGGATTTACTCCTGTATTGTCTTGTATTTTTTGAAGGAATGGTTTTGCAATCATTTGCCCTTCAATCATTTCTTGAAACTTGCTTCTTTTAGATTGAGATAAAGCATCTTGAGAATATGCCTTTACTTTAAATAATCTATCAGACATTCCATTGACAACAATATCAACAAACTTAGGTAGTATAGGAACAGGTGTCCAATCTAGGTTTAAGTATGATAAGTCACCATCTACGGCTAACTCATTTTTATATTTTCCTACAGATTGCTCTCCTCTTGCATATAGTCTTAATCTGTGAAATTCTCCCCATTGGCTGTAAAATCTACATTGTCTCCCGTCCTTCTTGAACCATTCATATTGAATTGCTTGTCCAATCTGTAAACCAAATTCATCAGTAGCTTTCTCAGCATCTGATACAAATTGACTAGGGAATCCTGTAGATGATATGTTTATTTTAACATCGTTCATCTAATAATTTCGCTAATATTTCCTTTATTGCTATACTTTGCAAAGTTAATCTTTATTTTTGATTGTTTTTTCTCTGCTACATATAGATGCTTCTGTGTAGCCATTATAGCTAGCCCTGAACTTATCGAAGCATCAAACTTAGTTCTATTTGTTATATCAAACTTAGCCCAATCCTCAAGTGTTCTAGTAAACGGCATAGAGCCTATATCTTCTGAATCTCTATATGTACCTTCTACATCAAACCCTACATACTTCTCTATATATGACTCAATAGCTGCTGCGTGTGCTTGCTTAACATCCTCGCTACTATTAGGTATGCCTCCAAGTTCACGTTCTGTTTTTGATAACTTATTGTATGACTTATCAGGTCTATTCATACAGAATCCTCTATATCCTCTATTTTTAAAATGATACAGGAGTCGTGGTTTGTTGTTCTCTATAAGTATTGGCATACCATAAAAAACGCAAGCCATTAACACCTCTTCAAAGAATATCTCTGCTGTTTGTGGTCTAGCTACATATTCTAAAAAAAACTCATTACTTGGTGCTTCATCCATATTGAACATTGTTACTCCGTGTAATGCACCATTAGAGCCTCCTCCACCTACAGTACCTGAAATATCATACGAGTCACAACCAAATGCACCTATGTGGTCATTGCCGGGATACTTAGTTCCATTCCTGTCAATCACCCTATTCTGCAAGTTCTTATTAGGTGTCCAACTTACATTAAACCTACCACGCTTATCAGGACTAAATACAACCTCACTGTCCTTAACACCATTCTTCCAATGGAAGCTGCCTCTTGTTATATGATGCTCTTTTATTAATGCATCGTTATAATCTATCTGCTGATATATCTTAGTTAGATTAAATATAGACTGCTTGCTTTCATCCCTAAATGCGTGTGATTCTGTTCGTGGGAACTGACGATAAAATTCATTGAGTGCATCTGCATCGTTCTTTAATGACGATACTTCATTCTCCCAATAGTCTACAGCACCCTGAGATATCATTTCATTATCTACCCCCAATACAGGTTTAATAGGCTTTCTAAAAACAGGCATTCCAAATCTATCTATAAATCCTTCCATATTCCATTCCATTGGAATGAAAAGTGAATACATACCGCTTTTGGTTTGACCATTTGAGTTACGGTTTAGTACATTAGAATCGTTGTATAACTTCTTAAAATTATCACCACCCTTGTTAAGTGCGTTGGATGTAGAACCCATCATGCACTTACCTATAATCTTACTACCTAATCGTAAACACGTTTTAGTTACTCGCCAATTATTTAAAATATTATTTGGCTTTATCCACTTACCACTTTCATCGTGTACTAATAATAATAACTTCTCACCATCATAGCTGTTATCATCCGTGTTCTTCCAATCTATTGTAGTATCCAACCCAAACAACTCATCGTCATTTGTGTCGTACATATTCTTCTTTGTAATCTTGGCAGCAGGTATACGAAACGCAAGCTCCGTTTTCGGTTTATCCATACCATCCATAATAGGCTTGAAGAAAAATGGTAATCTACTATTTATAGGTACAACCTTATCAGTAAACATCTTCTTAGCATCAGAACCTGTTTTAGATAATATACCAACTCTAGCATCTTTTGCGAGTGTTCCTGTATTAACGCACTCGGATGATGACATAAATGAAAAACCTGAACGTCTAATCTTAAGGTATGTCATACCGAAACTTCTTTTGTCAGCCTTACAAGCCTCCCAAAATATATACAGTATACGATTTGCTTCACGATAGTCCGGATACCCAACATCAATAGATGTCCACTGCAGATACATATAATGTGCACCTGTTATATATGTAGGTACGCCATTGTTCATAAACCAATGTCCGTACTCTCTTGAATCAAACTCAGATTCAATATAATCTACCCACCTGTCTTTAAACTCAGACGGCTTATCGTTCCATTGAAATATAGATTGAATTTTTTGTAAGTCTTTTGGCAACTCTTCTCTCTCCCAATACTGCTCTTCTTTTTTACCACTTCTTTTATATACTTTTTTTGGTACTAGTGGCAATGCTATAGGCAATCCTTGCACGGATACTATCTCACCTATCTCACCGGTCTTAGATATGATAACCATATCATACTTTTCGTCATAGCCATACTTCCACGTTTTTGCCTTGTTCTTATTTTTTAAGACATTACTTGGAACGTAATCTTCTAATGTGACGTATAAGTTATTTTGACCTTCGTTCTGCAAATCCTTGTTTTGTATCTATTTTACTTTTACCTTTCTCAGCAGACTCTAATGCTTCCCTTTCAAGTTCTATTCTATTTAATATCTCAAACGCATCAAATATTGCTAACTTCTTTGTAGCTGCTGCGTTCTTTAATTTATCAGCAGCCAAGTCATCTTCCGGGTCGTGCTTTATTATATCTTCTTTAGCAACCTTTATTAATTGCTCAACAGCCCTGTGACCTGCTTCTATAATTTTTTTCTTTGTTTCCTTTACGTTCATAAGCTCATTGTTATTTGATGGTCATACACCCTATAAAGTTTTTCATCATCAACCGTAAACTCATACTCACTCTCAGGAGTAAAACTTACTCTATCTCCGGGTTTTATTCCCATAGAAGTAAGATACTCGTTAGGGTATTTCATTATACCTATAAGTGGCTCTTCAATACTATTTTTATATATAACAGAATCTTCCTTTTTAATAGGCTCTACAAAACAATATCTATCGTATGCATTCCAACCATTTTCGTTCTTATACATAAAGAACTGTTCGCTGTCTACAAAAAATAGGTCATCTTTAAAAAAGCTACGCCCACTCCTTTGCCTACCTTTCATATCATTATAAAACTTAAATACGTTGTGATGTACGAGTAAAGTATCTCCTACCTTAACTCTTCCTGTATAGCCTATTGGAAGCTCGACAACCTCAGCATATCTATTTGAAAACTTATGGTCTTCTTCTGATGTACTAACGACAAGTTCTAGCCCTGCTATCTCTTTTGTGTTGTCGTATCGTCTTCCTTTTAATGGCTTTACTATAAAGTAAAACGGTGATTTCATTAAAAGTTTATATTGTATTCAATAGATATAGGTACGGTTTCATTAAACTCCTTCCAAACAAATATCTCTTGCCCGGACTGTATCCATATCTCTATTGATTTTTTTTCTTTATTAAATTTAATTAAATGTATAGTGTGTGTATTATTGAGAACAGATTGACCTGTTATATAATGCATAGCTCCGGATTTATAATCAGGACCAATAGATATTTTCCTGATAATACTCATTAACCTAGCTTATATATTCTAATATCAGAAGATGGCACGTTAGACCAAGGTCCACTATTTGTGTGAATATATAATCCTCCTGCATTTACGCCTGAACTATCTCTCATAATTTCCCAAGTAAGAACATCTCCTGCACTAACTTGTATAGGTAAAGTTAATTCATAAGGAAACATAATACCTGTACCTGAAAGCTCAACACCCTTAGTAGGTCCTGTTTGAACACCATTAAGTAATGCTCTAAATAAAGTTACAGCAACCCCACCTGAAGAGCCTTGTCTTTCAAAATTTCCATACCCATTAAACAAGTAAAGTCCTGCTTGGTTAAATGTAATGTTACCAAGTGCATCTAACATAACAGGGTCAGAAGCTGCTCCTTGAGCAGCTCCAAATGTTACCTGTAATGGGGAATCTAAGCCGCTTGGCTCTTGATTTGTGTTATCTACTGAAGATAATACCGAAGTAAAACTAATAGCTTTTAAAGATAAAATACTTGATATAGTAAAATTTTTAGTTAAATTTTCATTTTCAATATCAGTTCCAATTAACTTATCGTCTAATGTTGGAGTCTGTATTGATGAGTAAGTACTTATCTGTGCCATAGTTTATTCTTCTTTTTTTTCTTCTTTAGAAATTTCTCCTGTTTCGATGTTAATCAAAGCATCTGTTCCGTAAGTTTCCATTAAACTTTTCTCTATGTCAGAGTAAGCTAGTTTAATTTGTTTTACACTTTCTAAAAGATTTTCCTGTGCAATCACAGTTTCTCCTAGTTGCATTTTTGCTTGATTAAATTCTTGAACTACTTTTTGTAAATTAGATAATTCTTCTTGCGTTAATTTTTCCATTTGATTATAATTTTACTACAAATATAATAAAATTACTCAGACTCTCCTATAGTCAAAGTAACACTTGTAGGATTAATTAGATTGTCTATTTCAGACTGAATACCAGCTTGAATACTATCTACTTGCTCCTGACCCATTGCTGATTTAGTCCAACTTACTGCTTGCTCGTTAGTTAGTTCATCAAAAGGAATAAAATCTGTTATACCACTAGTATCTAATACTTGCGTACCAATACTAGTAGCTGAATAAGTAACACCTTCAGAATCTGAAGTTCCTGTTACAATCCAATGTACATTGTACACTACATCTGTGTAATCTCCATCTTGTGGATAAGCGTCTACTGTTTTACAGTTCCAATCATAATTTGTCATAATTTTTCTTTTTTATTTTTTTAGCTTTATTAAGTTCTTGCAAAGTTATAGGTATTATTTTTTTACCTTTAGCTTCAATTTTTTTTCTTAGTTCGGGTGTTAGTTTTATCATTATGGTAAGTATGCTGGTATTACATAATCTGTTCCACCTATATTAATTGTCAACCATTCGTCAGGTTCTGATAAATATATTTCTGGTGCTCCACCAATTCTTACTATTGCATCTGCAGGTGTTTGATTTGGTAAAATACCAGGTTGCTGACCACCTCCTGAATCTAGTCTAGTTGACCCTTCAACGTAAATGTTTCCATGTATATCTACGTTGTTACTACTATCTACTGTTATTACTTTGTTTTCAACATCTGAGCCTACTGTTATGTGATATCTATATGGTGCGTAAGTAACTAAATCATCTATAGAGTTAGCTGGGTTTCCTGTTAGGTATTGGTCATTAAATAAACCTCCTTTAAAATTAGCACCATAACCTAGGTTTATACTACCAGTTAATCCATTAGCTTCTAATGTTGTAGTCCTCGTATATCCTACAACATGTAATTCCTGCTGTGGACTAGTAGTACCAATCCCTACGTTACCTGCAGAGGTGATACGCATACGTTCTGTATTATTAGTATTTATAGTTAATGGATGGTTTGTTTCCATACCTATAGTAGCATCAGAATCTCTAACGTAAGCAACAAATTTAGCGTTATTAGTTGTATCTATTATTCCAAGCGTTGGAATAGATGACCCTTTTATTTGTATACCATCATACGTTGTGTCTGATACAACTTCTAGTTTCTTACCAGGACTAGTCGTCCCGATTCCTACGTTGCCACCATTTGGTTGTATTGCTAAATTATATGTTGTAGCATTTCCGTCTGTTCTTTGTGAACTTATATATCCAATACCTGAAGAGTTAGCACCAATTGCAACTCCATAGTTATCATCAGAAGTACTGTTACCAAAAACAGCAGAAGCTGTAGAAGAGCCAGCAGATGGAATTGTAGTTCCACCTTTTGCTACTTGGAGCCCTGCAGCAGGACTAGTAGTTCCGATTCCTACGTTGCCGTTATTAATTATCCTTAATTTCTCACTTGAGTTTATACGGAAAACTTGATAATTACTTGAGCCACCGCTGTACGAGGAGATTACTAGTCCACCGGCACTATCTGAGTACAGTGTTGAGTACTCTGTTCCAGCGTTTCTTGTTAATCTTATTTGAGGACCAGTTGTTGATGATATGTCTAATTTATCACCAGGACTAGTCGTCCCAATTCCTACATTGCCGTCGTGGTCAATTCTCATTTTCTCTACAGCAGCATCACTTCCAGTAGATGATGGATGCGTAAAGAAAGCTAATCCCATAACGTCACTATCAGTAGCTTCTTGAACTGCTGAAATAGCTACAGAACCTGTTCCTCTAGATAAAGCTATTGTTCCGTGATAATTACCAATTGCGCTTGCTCCGTCTGACTTTATTCTAATGCCTGGGGTTGTGTGCGTGCCATTGTACAAAGCTGATTGCTGGACGTGTAGTTTGTTTTCTGGACTAGTTGTCCCGATACCGACGAAGTCATTAAACTGAGCAACGTTTCCAAATACAACATTCCCGCCACCGCTATATATTAATGGAGTTACTAGATACGTGCTAGCCCTAACCGTCCCACTCACATCCAACTTAAACGTAGGATTAGTTGTACCAATACCCACGTTACCGCTGAAGTATGACCCGTCGTCTGCAATTTGTAATTTTAAGGTTTGACCAGTTGTTCCTCCAGTAAAAAACTTATGACCTAAGCCTGCCGCTAATGTACCACCATATTCGTAATAATTTGTTGCATTAGCACCACTTGCTCTAAATTTTATAGAATGCCAATCATCATATCCTTTTATCCAACCTTCACCTGCGATGTTTAATAATAAATTTCCGTTTACTGTTAACTTATCACCAGGGTTAGTAGTTCCAATCCCGACGTTGCCATTAGAGTTAATTTGCAAACGAACGCTATTTGCGGTATACATTCTGATTGCATCGTTGCCTTCAAAACCTATTCTGGAGTCATCACCATTGTGGTAGATATATCCATCTATACCCATATCTCCAGCAACATCTAACTTGAAGTCAGGACTAGTCGTCCCAATACCTACGTTGCCTTCGACTATTAATCCATTAGTAGGAGCAGCGCTACTTGCATAGGTATTACCTATACTGGTGTTTTTCATCATTGTTTGGTAGCTTGAGCCTCCGTTAACGATTAAAGCAAATCCGCTTCCTGCACCATCTACTCTCAAACCTTCACCAGAACTTGTTTTAACTGTGTGTAATTTAGCTCCTGGATTAGTCGTCCCGATACCAACGTTGCCTGCTGAGGTGATATGCATTCTTGAAGTTATGCCGTTTGAAAAATCAAAAGCAGTTGTAGATGTAAAACCTAAAACTCCACCTCCTGCTGCATCTGCATAAATAGTTTTACCTGTACCTTGTGTGCCAAAATCTGCTGTTTTTATATGCAAATTACCTATTCGCGCGTCACCGTTAACTCTTAATTTGTGGTCAGGACTAGTCGTACCTATACCTACATTGCCGCTTGAATCAATATATAATCCATCTGAAGTTGTAGAGTTTGTTCTGAGATGTAGTTCGTTGTAAGTAGAAGCGCTATTTGAATATCCTATAATCTGAGAAGCTGTAGTATTGTTTCCATTTATGACTACACCTACGTTATTTGAAGTATCAAAAGACGCAGCGTATGCGTTACTACTGTCTACACTTAGTTTCCAAGTTGCAGGATTAGTCGTCCCAATACCTACGTTGCCATCTGTCTTTATACGCATATGCTCTGTAAGCGTACTAGATTGGTCTCTTCCAAATATTAAATCAGAATTGTTTGATGATATAATACCATTAGACGGGGAAGCGCTATCGTTACCTATGTAAAGCGCAGCAGTATCACTGTTAGGTCTATTAATAGAGATTAGTTTGTGAGTAGCATCCGTAGCTCTTATTTCTAATTTAGAACTAGGATTAGTAGTCCCAATCCCGACGTTGCCGCCAGAGGTGATACGCATACGCTCAGTAGTATATCCTCCACTAGCTGTGGTAAACCAGAGGTCTGCTGCGTTGGTGGCTTCTCCGCTATTTTGAATAGAAATACCTAATGACGCAGCTGCCTTAACAGCACCTGTGGTAGCTTGAGAAAGCTTAATAACATCTGTAGATGAAGAAGATATGCCTGAATTCACATCTAATTTAGCCCCCGGACTCGTTGTACCTATACCTACGTTGCCAGTTGAGGTGATACGAACACGTTCTGCACCACCAGCGTAAAACTGAGTTTCATCACTAGCATCACCACTACCAATTCTCAATAAATTAGTAGAATCGGTTCTTCTAATCATAATTTCGTCTCCAGAACGAATAGGATTATTGTCAGAGACATTAATAACTCCATTGACATCCAACTTATAACCAGGATTAGTAGTGCCAATACCAACGTTGCCTGTTTCAGTATTTACAACAGCTTTAATGCTACCATCTGTTCGTCTAAAAGAAATAACACTACCAGCTCCTGTAAATGAAGAACCTTGCAAGTAAACTCCTGTACTTGTTGAAGAGTACAATGTATTTGTATTATCAGCGCCTGTGAACCAACTTCTTGCTCTTATCTTGCCGTCTACGTCTAACCTCTCACTAGGACTAGTAGTACCAATACCAACGTCGCCTCCTAAAGGGTTTAAAGCTATGTCATAGTAATACGGTCCGGCAAATGCTCTATTTACATTTGATATCCAGAAAGTATTACCTGAATTTTTACCGATTGATAATGTAGCTTGTCCACTTGAGTTTAATGCAAACATACCTGTAGTGGCTGAACCGGGAGCTGCTGGGTCTTCTGATACGGTATCGTATACCATTAGGTTGGTTGCTGGATTAGTAGTACCTATACCTACGTTGCCAGTTGCACCGTCTATGTACATCCTGGAAGAACCTATATGCGTTACATTAAAAAAATCACCGTTATTAAGATTAGTATCTAGTTCAAATACCATCCCCGAAGGA